AATTTCACTATTGCTTCAGCGATGCCTAACAAGGATGGTATAAAAACCAGCAGCCTTGTCTTGATGAAAGTAATAATTTTTGCTATCATAATATTTCCTCCTTTTTTGTTAATTCCAGCTCCAGTTTTCTTAACTTCAAATCCAACTCCGCATTATCCACTCTATCCCGAGATTCAATCATTTTAAGCAAACTCCATCTCATCGAAGGTTTTTCTATTAAGTACAAAAATACCGTTTCAAAGATTTCCAGTTGTAAATTAGAGTTTATTTTTAACATATCAATATTATACTGGCTCTACCAGCGCCTGTCAATGGTTCATGGACTATGTCTTTTGTTTTCATTTTTGTTAATACTACCTCTAATATAGTATTACCTATTATATATAATATATATATAATATAATGTTTACTATATATTATATACAATAAAGGTCCTATAGTGGAAGTTATTGTACCATATAAGCCTCTAACAATATGGCCTTGCCGGTCTTTAGTTAACCAACCTAAAAATGATGGTTTATCATCATGTTCTGGATCATATGCGCCGTAGCCTAGTCTTATAATTTGGAATGTAGCTATAGTTAATAAACCAATCCACCATTTTAAAGTAAAGAAGTAATATCCGCCGATTATTATCGGAACTAATACATCGCGGTATCCTGACCATTTGGCTTTATCCCATCCGCCGAGTCGCCAACAAATAGAAATTAAAATGATTAAAAGAAATTTAAGTAATAACATTTATGAAATAGCCTCCAAATATGTTGAACCAGCGCCACCATCGCCGCCATGATCTGCGCCACCAGCTCCACCAAGTGCTTGTAAAGTCCCAAGATTATCTTCTATAGTTTTATATCTTACTAGTATTGTTCCGCCTCCTCCTCCTCCTCCTCCTATTGGAGTAGAACCAGAAGTTCCAGTATTACCATTTGCAGAAATTATAGCACCAGTATTAAAATCAAAATTATTACATTCTATAATAATAAATCCTCCACCTGCACCACCAATTTGGTCATTTCCTGTATCTGAACCACCTTGTCCTCCTCCACCACCCATACTAAAACAAGTAAATATTTTTGTAGAATATTTAAAATATCCCTGTTTTACTGCTGTAGGTGCTGAACCATCACCACCATTACCATGCGTTCCAGTTCCTCCTGCGCCTCCTGCACCCCCAGCGCTTCCACCAACTCCACCGGCTCCGTTAGCATCACTATAAGAACCACCACCACCTCCCCCTCCACCGCCAGAGAATTTCCTCATTGTTGTTTCTGCAGATGTCCCTGGTGTCCATGGTGTTGCTGTAGCTCCTGTCCCCCCAGCATATCCTCCACCATTTGCACTGATTGTACCATTAACAGTAAGTTTCCCTTTTACTCCGATAATACAATTCTTGGCAGTAAGAGTAATTCCTGCATTTATGGTTAAAGTATTGTATTGTTTTACTGATTCTGAGATATCGGTATTTACGGAAATTGTAACATCACCATCTGAGCCATCTCCACCATAGTTTGCGAACCCCGCCCAAGAAAGTGAATCAATTATTATATTCCCCTTTATTATTCCAGTATTTACTTCTAATCCAGTAGCCGAACTTAATTTATATCCCGTAGTATCCGCAACATAATCAGGGCTTTCAACATCTGCTATTATTAACTTGCCGGCGGATTTATCCCATTTCAAATAAGCGGTTGCAGGAGTCCCAAATATAACATCTCCTTCATCAGCGCCAGTTAAGATAACTTTAAAAACTTCATTACCGTTATTATCATATCCGATTAAAGAACTGGAAGTTATTACAAATCTAGCACCGCCAGCCGAAGTTTGTATAGTCCCGCCAGTAAGTATTTGGCCAACTAAAGAACCAGTAGTGATTTTATCAGCGGCCAAACTTAATATTTTTGCCGTAGTTATTATTGCATCTTTTATCTGCGCCGATAAAGTAATGACTTCTCCGGCGTAGACTTTTCGCGCCGTGATAATCTGATCTGAAAGCATGCCTTCGGTAAATTCAACATATTTTACCTCAATCGCTGCGGTAAAGTTACCAGCCCCGAAACCATCAACTCCGCGCACCTTGTAATACCTAACCGCATGAAGGAAGAATTTAGAAGTAGTATCTGGTTTAGTAGCCCAATTATCCACCATTGTAAATTTTCCTAAATCAGTATCATAAGCACTTATCTTCAATTCTTGGCCTGAACCAGTACCTGATATTATTTCTATATAACTGCCTTTCCAGTAATCAGGCCCCCAGCCGGATAAATCTAAGTCGGTTATATAATTGGTATTAGCTATTCCATTATCATCAGAAATGCCGTTCTGCGAACATTCTCCCTGAACAGTAAGATTTTTACCCGGGACCTTTGCAAGCAAATTTTCTTCTCCTGCCCAAGCATTAGTTTTTGAAACATAAACTTCGTAGTATTCAATATCAGTCGCGGTATCATCTGTCCAAGATAAACGTGCTATATTGAAAAATATAATAGGATCTAAGGATAATGGTATTTCTGGAGCTTTATTTTCCGGGACTATCGAAGCGGAAGCAAGAGAATAATATCCGCTTGCATTGATAGCACGGATATAATAATGTCCGGGAGCCCTGCTTGCGGGAATTAAAACTTTTCTATTAGCTAATCCCCGATAAATCAAATTTGCATTATCAGTGCCAAAATTAGCATTTTCATTTCTTATTTCATAACCAACTAAATCAGCATCCGTAATATTATCCCAAGATAATTCTATATTTTTTCCCCAAGAATAAGTGAAACCTGTTACATTGGAAGGGTTAGTAGTTTTACCTACTAATGTAATAGGGTTTGAAACTGTACCATCAGAGATAATATCATATTTTGACTGAGTTTTTATTCGGACATAATAAGTCTCAGTAGTTTTAAGATTTCCGCTTATCCTAAAAGTAGTTGCTGAAGCCGGTGCAACTCCAAAAGCTTTATATGCGTCGCTTCCTTTTTTTAATTCAATGATATATTGCCTTAATAATTCTTTTTTAGTCGCTGGAGCCGTCCATGTAACATCTATATTGATTACCCATATTCCATCACTATTTAACCAGCCAACTTCTGATAAAGCAATATTAGTAACATTAGTTACCGCCTCATATGGATTAGGCGGAGAGCCGTAATCCCAATCATCAAAAGTTGAATCATGCCTATCATCTAGAACAGAACTATTATATGCTTGGCAGGAATATTTTGCGTTTCCAAAATTAGTTTCATTTATCTCTATAATCCTAAATAATGCCGCAGTCCAATCTGGCCGGGAGTGCGTTACTGAAACAACATCCATGGGTTCGCAGTGCATTGCCGAAATATTGCTTTCAAACTCGCACCAAATATCATTTATTTTTCTGTCATAGAGGATTTTTTTCGCCAAACGGATTGCCTGAGACTGCCTAATTATCCCTAATGCTTCTATTTTTTCTTCGCGGACGCCATGCACTTCCTGATCTAATTCATCTTCTGACCAAGCAATGCGTTTAGGATTTTTAGTTTCTAATGCACTAAACCATTCAACACCTAATTTATTAGGCGTATCTTCTACCTTGCCATAACCATAGATAAAAGTTCCTTTAGTGATATTATCTTCCGTAAATGCCTGAACAGAAGTTTCATTAGATTTTTCTATTACGAGTTTATAAGAAGCTCCGCTTCTAATCAGTGCGCCATTAAAGGTAACTAGCATTTTAGCAATATTATCAAGTACAGCGTGTTTTGTGTCGATAGCTATAGTTAATTCATGCCTAGTTTCAGTACCGCCTTCCCCGTCATCTATCAATACATCACAATATTCCGAGACATCCCCGAAACTATCATTATCAATAAAACTTTCGGATAACCCGCATCCCCCTAAAGTCGTGCCTAATAACATATAATCTCTTACGATTGCAGCAGGATTTTTAGAAGCGCTTACCGCATTAGTGTCCCAACTATTCGTAGTTGAGTTCCAAGTTTTTATTTTTCTGCCTGTTACCCTAGCAGAAGCAACTGGATTACTGCTTACTTTATCTCCTGCAGTTAAAGTCAATGCTAAATAAGCTATGTCTTTAAGACCTTTTACTACGCCATCACAACGCGAGTCAGGAGTTTGTGCAGATGTTCCGTAATAAGCTGTATAACTGCAATCTGTTAGTGTAGCAATATCCTGTTCATCAATTAATACATTCGTAATCGCAGAAACCTCTCCAATAGAAAGTGCAAGAAATCTTTTTACAGTGGTTGCAGGATCTGATTGCCAGAGAATATTTCCGCCTACAATAATAGGCCCGCCATAAATTATCGGGACTATTCCTTCGTTAGAAAACGTATTATCTATTACCGGCGAAGCATAACGTGAAGAAGGAAATTTTAATCTATCTTTTTGTTGAGAAGCCATAACACCGGCATATATAGAATATGCAACAAAACCATACATTAATATGGTAGTAATAGTTCCTGCTATCATATAAGCACTAGCACCGACACCAAGAACTGATAATGTAAAACCTATAGCTATAGTAATAGGATCTGCATAAGCATAATTATAAAAAGCTAATAAAAATAATAATAGAAAAAATATCTTCTTAATCATTTAACCTATACCCATATAAAAATAAATCTTTTAAATATCTTAATTTAGTCAAACATGAACCAACAACTTTATCCATATGTAAAAGTTGTTTAGTGTTTATACAAACTCCTAAAGCGCCAATATCCCCGCGTGTCTTTAATATAACAATATCGGATTCTTTTAATTCCTCAAAACTAACTGGAGATCCTATTTGACTTAAAATATTTAACATTCTTTTTACATCATCTTTTCTATTTCTGAAAAATATCCTTTTTCCGTCGGAAAATGGTATTTCTTGATTTTTTATGTATTTATGATATAACCATACAATACCCCTGCAATCACAACCACCAAAATCTTTGCGGTTTAGCTTAAAAGGAATTCCGATAAGTCGATTTAGATCTTTCATCATTTTGTCAAAGGTATCGTATGGAATCCATGATAATTAGCGGCATTGGCATACGGCGTAGTACACATAGCTAATGTCTTATCACATCCGCGATAAATGTTAAACGCATCCCCGGCCGCAACCGCATTATCTAAAGCGTAATCCAATGTCGCTTTTTTTGTGGCATTATCAAAGTCAATTACTTTTCTTGAAACACCGTTATTATTTCCTGATGTAAAAGTAACTGTCCCGAAATTCCAGTAATCATCTGTTTGCGTTAGGGTTGCCGTATCGATAACCGTTGTAGTAGTTCCGCCAGTTGCAGATCCCGTAACCTTATTTGCGGCCAATTCTTTATCAATAGCGCAATAATCATCTCCAAATTTAGCATTGCATTGAATCTGATATGGCCAGCCAGTTTCAAAACTTAATGAACCGATTCTAGGCACGCAACTTGCTTCAAACTTCTTTTCTGGAAATGATATAGATTGTATAAATCCATCAAAGATTGTTTTTGCATCTAAATAAGAACCTATATGATCTCTGAAAATTAGACGCGTAACAACCCTTTTATTCCTGAAATTATGTGCTGCCGCATAAGCTCCCATACCTTTATTAACATTGTCAATAACATAAGAAACTCTCTCAATTTCTCCCTTAGAGGATTTTTTTACAGCAGTGCGCTGAATATATATAGGCGTATAGGCCTGTGCAATATGCCCTATATAAGTAAAAAAAGTAACTGACCGGTAAAATCCTATAAAATGCAAAGTATTAGAATCTTCGGCAGTTTGGCTGCCTAGATATAAATCATGTATTTCAACTGGTTTATGTTGAACCTGATTTTTTATTGCAATTAATGTCGCTGATAGACTTAGCATATTTAAGCTCCTGAACTAGAACTGCTGGAACTGCTTGAACTGCTTGAACTGCTAGAACTACTAGAACTGCTAAAAGAACTAGAACTGCTTCTTGAGCTGGAAGAACTAGAAGAACTTGATGAAAAGCTACTACTCGATGAAGAACTAGATGAACTAGAACTGCTTGAACTAAAAGAAGAACTAGATAAACTAGAAGAACTAGAAGAACTAGAGAAACTTGAGGAACTTATAGAACTAGAAGAAGAACTCATAGAACTAGAAGAACTAGAAAAGCTGGAAGAACTAGAAGAACTGGAAAAACTAGAAGAGCTTACAGAACTAGAAGAACTGCTAGAACTAGAAGAACTCATAGAACTGGAAGAACTTGAAGAGCTAGCATTGCCTTCAGGCGTCGTATAAATATCCCAACGAACTTCTCTTAATGTCATTCCGGTATGCAATAACTGATATGCTGCTAACTCTCTAGTTAACTTATCTTCAGCAAATCTAGCCCTGAAATAATACTCATAAGTAGATAAAATAGCCCCGCTTGTAGGTAATGTTTCTCCTTCCACGCACATTGCACCATCAAAGTATGCAGAGGTGTCGCCATTAAATATCCGAACTGAAGGTCTAACATAGATAGCATTTGTTGCATCTACAGTATGGGTAACTGTCAACCATTGCCAAGTGCTATTTCCTGTATGATAAGATGATTGAGCACTTGCATACCCATCTTCTATATAAAGTTTTGCCCTATCTGCTACTGTGGCATAAACCCAACAACCAAAAGTTACCCTTTTACCTTTCCAATAATCAATTCCTTTTGCTTCGTGAATTGTTTGATGCAAATAGGCATCTGTTCCTACTCTTGTAAGTTTAGCCGAATAAGTCCCTAACTTAATTATCGTTCCTTCTCTTGCTATAGTTGCATTTGCACCTGCTAAAGTCCATCCATCTGGAGGAAATGAAGGTCCGTTTGACCATGCTTCAAAACTCTCATTAGTAAGAAGATTATTAAAAGTAATATAAGATTTTTCAGTAATGTAATCATTGCTTAAAGTATAATCTGTATTAGCAACGCCACCTACAGTGCAGGAATGATTTTCTGTAGTATCAACGGGAAAATTATCCAATAAAAATTCGTATAAAATTTCGCTGGCATTACCAACATGTTCATCCGTTACTAAATATTCAGTCAATATTTTAATCAAAAAATCATCATAACTACCTTTTCTGGCAATATAAAAATTCCAGATGGCATCCATTGCTGCTTTGGTAAGAAATTTACAAGAAAGGCGGTATTCTCTCAATCCATAATCTAACAAAGCATCGCGGATCTCTTTTCCGCTTTCAGATTCAGTTATTTGAGTCAAAAACTCGACAGATTCTTGAAGTCCGAATTCAGGTGTCAATGTAAGTATGTCTGTGTTTGCCATAGTTTAATTTTGCTAACTTGAACTACTAGAACTTCTTGAACTGCTAGAACTACTAGAACTGCTAAAACTAGATGAACTTCTTGAACTGCTTGAACTGCTAAAACTAGATGAACTTCTTGAACTGCTTGAACTAGATGAGCTTATAGAACTTGAACTACTAGAACTGCTAGAAGAACTGGAATTCCCGTCGGGAGTTACATAAGTATCCCAACGAACTTCTTTTAAATTTATGCCTGCATGCAATAATTGATATGCCGCAAGTTCTCTAGTCAGTTTATCTTCGGCAAAACGGACTTTAAAATAATAATCGTAAGTAACTAAAATTATTCCGCTTACAGGTGCTGTACCAAAAGTAATATAAGATTTTTCAGTAGTGAAATTATTGGATAAAGTATAATCAGTATTAGCGACACCATCTACTGTGCAGGAATGATTTTCCGCAGTGTCAACTGGAAAATTATGCAGAAGAAACTCAACGGTTGAATTATCAGCAGTTCCGACATTTTCATCTGTTGCTTCGAATTCAGTTTCAACTTTAACAAGAAAAAAATCATAAGCGCCTAATCTGGCAATATAAAAACTCCATATTACATCCATTATTGCTTGGGTGAGAAATCTGCAGGTAAGTTTGTATTCTCTTATTCCGTTATCCCAAAGAGCGTCGCGGTATTCTTTTCCGCTTCCGGGTTCAGTTATATTAGTCCGGAATCTAATTGTCTCTTGTAGGCCAAACTCAGGACTGAGTGTAAGTATATCGCTATTACCCATTTATTAACCCCACCTTTGATTAGTTCTTCGCAATGAACCGTTATCTCTAATCGCCCCCTCTGAAGCACCTGTATAAATATCTCCCTGTTGCTGTAACCTTTCCCTGAAAGAACGCTCATCTATTGTCTGGATATAATAATTATTAACTGTATTACCTCCACCGCCGCCTTCTCCGCGGTTTAGTTTATTCAGGTTATCTACGCCTAAAGAACGCATGCCAGTTCTATTTAATACGCCTTCGCCTTCAAGCAATGTTGCAGGGACTTCTCCACCAGAGTGGAATTTCTTGCGATAGCCAAAACTATCTTCCATATTAAAAGCATATCCGCCGGTATGACCTCCAAAAGTAAAGCCACCCGGGAACCCTAAAAATCCAGCTGCTTTCTTCCATATAGTCATAAGTATCAAATTAGCGATGATTTCTGAAATTGTTTTTAACATCATGTCGCCAAAAGTAACTATTATATCCTTTAATCCTTCAAATTCACCTTTAACTATTTTAATAAAACCATTAGATACTGCATCCCGCATGCCAGTTACATAAGCGGTCATGAAAGTTTCAGATACATTGAAAACTCCTTTTACATCTTCGGTTGTTTGTTTAGCTACTTTAGGCAAAAGATCCATTAAATCTTTTTGTTTTTGAATTATAGCGATAGTGCTTAGTTCTATCTTGCCATAAGTATCAACCATACTGCCAATAGTATTGCTCATAGCGCTGGCAGTATTTTCATAATCAGCAACAGTTTGATTCATCGCTATAGTAAAAGAATTAGCCCAAAGTTGAATATTATCAGCAGATA